GCTAATAGGTTAGCACCTGGAATGGGGGCATCAAACTTCATCGTCTTCCTCTTCTATTTCAGGGGCCTCACCGTCTTCTTCTAAGGATTGCTCAAACCCATCAAAGTATTCTGGCGTGTAGTACAATTCACCCTTGGACATCTCCATTAGGTTCTTAGGCAATTTGCCATCCATGAATTGTATGATTGATTTTTTTACAGCTTCTTGAAATGTCATTGGATCATCCCGTAGTTAACCATCAGATAGCCTTCAGGGCCGACGAACACGGCTTTTGGGTGCGTTTTCTGAACTTCTTGGGCAAGAACACCGACAGTAGGATATTTGTCGTAGCCAATGGCTACAGCTTTGGCATTCCAATCCCATGAATAGGTACGCAGACCGCCTATAACACCGTGGTATTCGACATTTTCTTTTAGGCGTTCATCACTGGAGATAATTCCTGGCAATACTGCAGCACCAATCTGTCCGATTGCGCCCCAGATGCCACTGCTACCACCTTTACTGCTTGCTGCAGCACTAATCTCAGCCGCTAGGATACGGGCATCTAGTTCAGCTTCTGTAGCAGCACCTTTATAGATGTAGTCTAGGATGCTATCCACACGATCCCACAGGCGGTTTAGACCTTCTTGGTTTAGATCATAGCTGTTTTTAACATCTTCAGCGTAGGCATCATACAGCATACTAGAATTTGCTTTCACAACTTCCTGTCGCCATTTCATGTTAGCTGTATCGATGTTGTACTGCATTTCTGCATAAAAACGCTGACGACCATCTTCCATATCTGCATTAAATTGTGCAGCATCGTTAATCTCGCCTGCGTTAAACTTCTTCATGGCGTTTAGCTGCGTATCATTGTGCATAGATATTGTAGCTGCTAATTCGTCATAGAACTTCTGAAAGTCGTTAGCGGCTTCTGCACTAAAGATACGAGCGGCGTTGGTTGCTGCCTGATCATTAAACAATGCGTCTACCATTGCCTGCGTATTAATGACTTCAGCTTCTTGTTCCCTAGTAAGGTTAGTAAGGTCCATTTCTAGGAAAGCTTTAGCGTTCTGTACGGCTGCAGCCTGACGTGCATCTAGGTTAGCGATTTCAAACTTAGACAGGACATTGGCTTTGTTAATGATAGCCTGTTGTTTGTTATCTAGGTTCTTAGTTGTTAGCGTTTGAAAGAATGTTGCTTCTTTCTCAGCAATACCTAGTGTCGCTTCCATAATGGCATTAGACAGGGCTGCAGTAGCTGCCGTTCCTGTGATACCATTAAAGGCCATTGTACGGTTAACCTCACGGGCCAAGCCTTGCGCCCATGTAGGTATCTTTGGATTGCCATTGGCATCTTTAAACTCTGCAGAGATTGTTTTCATCTGCCAGAGAATAGATGTCTTAGCATCTACAAAGTCACGGCCTTCTTTAGCAAGCTTATCAGCTAGTAGCTTACCTTCTACTGTAGACGTATCGATCACCTTCGACATATCCACAAAGGCGTAGTCGTTAAGGGCTTCACCTACTTCGTTAATCGAACCGTCTTCATTAACACCAGTAGCAGAACCTTTCATGTCGATGGTAAATTCATCTGCATCGACTAGGTTATCATCATCAATAGTTCCTGTGACCGCATCTACGTTTGCAGCCGCATTACCTGCAATATCTTCTGCTACGGTATCTGCAGTATAAGTAGTGACAGGCCCTTGTCCTGGGTCTGATGTAGTAGAAATATCATCTACTGTAGTAGCCGTATAAGCAGGACTGTCGCCTAGTGCGTAATTAGGGTTACTGGGATCAAGAGATGTACCTAAAGTTTCAGGATCAATAAGTACGCCGTTGTCGTTTATGAAATCGGCTAGATTAATGCCTTTGTCTTGTAGATACTTGTTTGGATCAGCAATCATGGCTTCAATCTCTGCGTCAGATTTTACCACGCCTGCTTTCTTAGCCCATGCTAAAATATTATCAGCACTTAGTTCACCTGTACCTGAACCGCCTGCAGTGCCGTCACTAGAACCTGCACCTGCAGCACCTGAACCAGATGATCCACCACTGCCGCCATTATCATTGCCAGTAGATGTTGAAGAAGCACCACCACCAGACTTAGGTATATTTAATGTACCGCCTGCATAGATTTTATTTGGGTCAGTAATCTTAGGGTTAGCTTTCATTAAAGCTTCAACAGTAGTGCCGTTTGCTGCAGCAATCTCAGACAATGTATCGCCTGATTTAATCACGTAGTCTGTGTTTGGAGAAAAGGCATTCTTTACTGCATTTGTCGTGTCACTAAACGTGTTCTTAACAAAGCTATCAGAACTGTAGTTGTTCTTAACTGCGCCTGTACCGCCTTTATCAGTATAGTTGTTAACGCCATCTTTATCGAACACACTACCTTCCGTGCTGAAGCTATCTCCAGACTGACCTGCACCGCCACCGTCGAACATATCTTTCAAGCTATCGAAACCAAACATTATAGTTTTTCCTTTTCTTTTTCGCAGGCACGGATGCGGTTGCGTAACTTAGCGTAGTCCGTGATAGCCATATCAATGGCGTAATTATCTTGGGGGAGTGCTTCTATTTCGTCAGCTAAACGAGAAGAGAAGCTTTCGTCATAAGAAATGATAGGGGGGCAGTAGACTTCTAAATCAGTCCTATAAACCGTCCCTGCGCAGCCTGTCAGTAAGGTCACTGCGACTGCTAGGATTGAAAGTGTCTTCATGTTCAGCCATCGCTTTGTAAAAATCATTGGCCTTTTCTTTGGCCTGTAGTTCGTCGGCAAGAACATTAGCTTTTTCTAGCTTCTTACCATCCTTGCGGCCTAAGACGTACAGGATAGGTAACAGAATGCCTAAAGCCGCAATGATGTAGGTTTTGATCTTGCCGATGACAAACATCAGTGGATGCCTTCTTTATGGTCTTTGAAACGGGCGTATGCTGCTAAAGCAATGCCGCCGATTGCACACAACAGGAAGATTGTCTTCATGCTATCAGAGTAAGGGACCAAAGCCTCAATCTGTGGTGTTATTTCGCCTAGTGCTGTAGCCGCACCTGCAATTCCTGCCCCCGCCATAGTCTTAGACTGCGTGAGAGGCTTTGTAGCAGCCGCTGCAGTGACCTTTTGTGGCATTGTGGGTCCACCCTCATCAGATGGCAACTTAGCGTCACGGGCGAATATAGCGGCTTCTGCAGCACGTCTACGGGTTAGACCATTCAAAACAGTCAGCTTACCGCTTACACGGGCTTTGTTCCAACGCATGATCTGTTCTGGAACATCGTTATAAAGACCTTGGTTCAGCTTCTTTAAAAGTGTAGATGATTGAAAATTGCCTGCGCCAAGGTTAAATACGAAAGACACTAAAGCATCATATTGGCCTTGTGTCAGTGGGACTGAAACATAACGCTTAACGTCTGCTTCTGAATTGCGTAAGTCTTCACGCAAACGTAGTTCTGCTTCGTCTTGGGTGATCTTCATTCCTGAACGAACACCTTTAGTCGAACCCCAACCTATGGTCCATTTTCCTGCACTACATTGGTAGGCTGAAATCATTCCATCAGGTTGGACTTTGTGAAGGCCTTCGAACCGTTTGATCAGTTCGATGCCATCTTGTGAGATTGTATCGGGATGCATAAATTTACCTTGTGGTAGTGAACGGAGAAGCAAACCCACCTGTTGGTACATTCCCCTGCATAGCAGGGCTTAGATTGCCCATGCTCACATTAGCCCCTGCCATGTTTTGTAGGTTCTGCAGATCAAACAATGACTTGTTGATGTTTAGAACCTTGTCGCCAATTCTATTGCCCTGCATGTCGAATGCACGAAGCAAGAGATTGCCGTTACTATCAATGGCCCGTGATATTGTTGTGCCATTTTGATTTACTGTGTTTTGGATAAGCTGACCTGTGTCATCAAAACTGTCACCGATTTGCTTAAAGTCTTGGCGCATACGCATATCAAGGTCTGACTGACCTGATGCAATACGGGCAAGATCACGAAGCTGCGTATCCATAGTTTGTGAAGCAGTGTCGAAACCTTGCTGTGTCTGAAGCGCATTAGCCTCTGCCAGTTGTCGGTTATCCATTGCAGCATTCATCAAGCCTTGTTGGCCTGTTTCTACAGTCTGTCCTAATTGATCTTGTCCTGATGCAACATTGGTAAATCCAGTGTCTACGTTTTGCTCTAGGCCTTGTAGCTGACCAGACAAAGAACGCTGATAGTTTTCTGCGTTGGAAAGCATAGTTTCCACGTCCATAGAAACTCTACCAATCTCAGTGCCTTGGTTATCGAAGGTGCTTTGAATAATGTTGCCTTGTTCATCGATAGACCGTGAGATTGTGTTCCCTTGCTCATCAATAGAATTGGTAATCAGTTCACCATTCTGGTCAAAGCTATTAGCAAGTGCTGTATACTGTGCCTTAGATGTTTCATCGATTGTAGCACCAGTAGTTTCAAGCAACGTCTTAACATTACCAATACGGTTAGACAGGTTCTGACGTTCCATCTGTGCGGATGCCGCTGAGTCAGAGAAGCCACCTTCTACTGCACCAGACAAGACTTCAAAGCCTGCTTGTGTGCCTTCGCCTAGTGTACCAATACGTGATGCAAGACCAGACTGCCCTTTAGCCAAATTCTCTGCAGTATTAGCCTGACCTGTCATAATATCAGCCCGTGACTGATTAGCTAATGTCGTATCATCTGTGTAGCGGTTAACAAAGTTATCAAAGTTTGTTTGGAAACCGTCTGTTGTTTCCTGAAGCGTACCTGCACGTTGTGCCAGATCACCATAATAAGTATCTTGATTAGCAGACAGGCTATCAAGGCTTTGGTTCATGCCTTGTTGTCCTTCAAGAACATTAGACGAAACCGTGTTTAGCTGATCGCTTGCAGTACCAAATGCCGTGTTTAGATCGCCACCTAGTTCTGTGAATGCAGTTGTTAAACCGTCATTTTGGCTATCAAACTGCGTGTTCATGCCTGCTTCTAAATTATTGAAAGCAGTGGCTTGATCATTGAACCCTGTATCTACAGCGGTTTGGATGTCTGTGTTTGCCTGATCTACAGTATCGAAGCGACCGCCTACATCACTAAAGCCTGTGTCGATAGCAGTCTGCAGGCCACCAGTGTTGTTCTGTAGCGCAGTAAGCATATTGTCGTAATACGTCTTACGTCCTGCAGCCGCATCTGTTTGACCTTGGGTTAATGTGTCCCCATATTCGCCTAAAAGATTGGTTAGGTTTGTGAAACCAGTGTTAGTGTTGTTATTGATATTAAAAGCAGCATTATCTACTTTAGTGCCAATACCTGCAACATCACCAGATATACTGTCTAGCTTGCCGCCAGTAGCGACAAAGCCTTCCTCAATCTGTGTACCCATATTACCTTGGTTGCCTGATAAGGCTTTGTACTGATCATCCCCTAAACCAGTTTGGGTGATGTAAGTTTTCTTCTGGAAACACATAGTTAAATCTCCTTAGTAGCCGCATATCCAGTTGGGCTGTATCCTCGTTTTTCAAGAAATTTGCGGTA